CATGCCAGCCTCAATTCATCCACCCTAACTCATCGTTTCTCGGCCAGCCGTCCTTGAAGTCACCGCTTTGCCAGTCCGGGCCGAATGACTTCTTTTTCTTCGGCTCCATTGTTTTCCAGCTACTCATCGCCCCGAGGAACAAATAGCGCGTTGCGGCCATCAGGTGGAATTTGTGCTCGTTCATGATCTTGCCGGTTTCGTCCCTGGCGAAGATGCGAAACTCGTCGAGCCAATTCCTGCAGGAGCGAAATACCTTCAGTTTGCCCGTGCTCAGCCGACTCCATACTTCGTAGATGCCTGCCTCTCGCGCGTTCTGCGCCATTTGCAGTGTCAGCCCCAAGCCTCTATAGATTTCGAGGAGCCTGCTTCCGTCGATCTGGCTTCTCCCGTTTGCTGCGGGGTCGATGAATCCGGGTGTCGCCTTGCCCCGCGCGAGGATTCCTTGTGCGTGAATGACGGGTTCGGCCTGCCCGCGGTAGTGCTCTCCGGTCAAGTACGCGACGTCGTTGTCCCTGTCCCATGCACCCCAAATTGCGGCCGTGCGCTCCCATCCCACATCCATTCCGTACCCACGCGGCCAATAGGCCGGGATCTCAAAGTCATCCACCAAGATATCGGCCTCGGGGATCGGGTAAATGGCACCTGAGCCGAGTTGTGGGATTCCTTTCGTGCGGGCGTCTCGCTGGTAGGGCGGAATTGACGCGAAGAGTTGCGCTCGCGTCTCCGGGCTAAGGTGTGGCGCATCGTCCCACGTTGCCGATACGGTGCACTTCGGCGAATCTGCCGGCGCCTGCATGAACTCGCGAACAACTTCGGTTATCCCCCACAAAGGCGTGAACGTGAACAGAATTAACCCATTCGGCTCGCCCGGAACTGTTGAGAGCGTGCGCGTGAGGCATTCGACATAGATTTTCAGGTCGCACTCTTCATCCAGCCAAACAAAGTCTTTCTTGGTGCCGTAAAAGCTCTCGACGCCTTGGTCATACGACTTCAGCATGATTTCGCTGCGCCCGCCTGAGACGTGCCGCACGTAGATGGCTTCGACGCCCTCGGGAATGCCGGGCTTCGGAGTCGTGCCGATGATCGCATCGGCTGGAATCATCCCCCTTCCGAATTGCGGACCTGGCCCGAGCAAAGCAAGCTGGATGATGTCCCGCGTTGTTTTCGACGTTTGCCCCGCTGCCCATGCGACGACAGGGCGAGTAAAGCGACGGCCTTTCCACCAGGGCGGATAGTTCCCCGTCAGGTGCAACGCGCATTCATAAGCTCCCACACCCTCAGTTTTGCCGACCCGATTTGCTGCCATGAACAGGCGTTCGTTTCGTTTCGCGCCTGTCTCGAAAAACTCCATGTGCTTTACGTACAGTTCGCGACGGAGCGGTCCTGCATCCGGGTAAAAAGAATCCAGTTTGTGCTGAGCGCGCCATTGCAGCTCGGCTTCGATCGCTTCGCGCGACGGTATGGGATTTTTCTGCATGGTATCCGGTTAAGCTTAACTTCCCCTTCGCAGTTCCTTGACTCGGGCGTTGATGTAGTCGTCCACGCTCAAGGCGCCGACGCGAAGGGGCGGCCGAGTCACTGGCGCTTCGTCGTACCGGCGCCGCTTGTCATAGTCGGTCATCGTCGCGTCCTCAATCGGCACGGTGGGGTCGGCTACCAGGAAACGCATCGCTTCACGCCGGCGATTCCACTCCGCGAACGACAGGTTCTCATCGAGCAAACGGTTCTGAGCGTCGAGTTCGATATCGTGCTGCTTTTGCTCCCGGTCTGCCTCTTCACGCCGAAATTGCCCGTAGATACTATTGGGGCTTTCGTGCACGACTTCTACAGAACCCTCTCTAATTTTCATTGTCCTCACCTGAGAATATCGGAGAGACTCGCCACTTTCGGCCCTCCGTAGATGCTTGTCGGCTGATTCCCTTCGAGCAGGTATTTCGAGTTCGGTACGGCCGTCGCAACGTCAATCCCGCCCGGATTCCTAATCAATTCGCGCAGCGCGTTCAAATCCCCACCCTTCGCCATTTCCACCAGCAAGCGCCGGTCATAAGAGACGAGCGTTTTGTTGATTGCTGGCGCCGGTGAGTTGGGCGCTTGGATCCGGCCCGACTCTGGCGGTGTGAACTTGCTCACCAGTTGCGGCTGGCCGAATGGCGTCGAGTTGCCTTGCGGAATATCGCCCGCAGAAGGCAATGGACGTGTTGGCAGTGACGATGCCGAGGAAGCATCGGTTGCCGTTGCGTTCCCAAATGGATTCGCTGGAGCGGGTTCCGGCGCTGGATTTACAGAAGCACGCCCGGCACGATACGCCGCTGCGTCAAAGTTAGGAGACTTCGTAATCGGCACCGCGGGCGCTACAGTGGGTTCAGGGGGCGGCAACGCATTGCGGAGCATCGTTTCCGGTAGCGTTGTCGGATGAACGATTGCTTTCGCGAGCGGTGTCAGCGTCCCTTTCGGCGTGTAAATCAATTTCCCGAGAGCGCTCTTGATTTCGCCAAAGGCGCCGCCGAGCGCCCCGAGGCCTTCCCCGCCCGCCTGGAGTGCCGCGTCCCTACCGCCAGCTTTCGCCGCTTCCGCAGGGTCCACAGTTCCAGTGGTGCCGAGTTGCCCTAAAATATTGCCGATGCCTCCGCCCGTACCAGTTCCAAGAACGCGCAAGAGCGCGCCCACCAATCCGCGCACGGCCGGCACAGCTTCGCCGCCGATCATTGCTCCTGTAGTTTCAGCCGCAGCCCGCATGCCCGCTTTCTTGCCTTCTTCCGCTTGAGCCTGGTCCTCTGGGTTTTGCATCGGCTGGCCCGACATCGCTGCGGTCATGTTCGACAAGGTGCGTTGCCGCGCTACTTCTGCCGGCGAAAGAGTGGTGCTCGGCAGTGGCGCGCTACTCTTGACCGCCAAATCCGGCAAAGGTTGTGTACTGACAACTGAGAGTGTTCCGCCCATCTATTGAACCTTTACGATCGTTCCGTCCGCTTGTTTATCCCACACCGAACCATCGCTGAGCGTGTGGCGTCCCGCACCGACGCCAGCGAGGGCCTTTGTGACATTCGCGGGAATCTGCGCCGCTTGTGCAGGAGCGTTCGCCTTCACGGATTTCGTCACGCTGTCTAGCGTGTCGATATTCCCGTCGCGTCCCATCACAGTCGTTTTTGTCGGGTCAAGGCCGTTATTCTTCGCCACCAGTTGCGCGCCCTGCACAAGAGACTGGTGCTTTGCGGCGATTAGGCCATCGATGATCTGGCCGGTTTCCTTAATCGTGTCCGCGTTCATCTGGCCCGAGCCGACCTTATCGAGCACGGTATTCAACTGACGGAAGAGGCTTCCGACGTGCGGCCCGGTCGCGGCAACTTCTGACGGGCTCACGCGATGCACGCCGGCGAAACTGTTTACGCCCAACACGGTCATCAAAGGAACCAAGCTTGAGGCGAGCTCGCTCCCGTCCTTCGCTTGTGCGATGGAGTTTTTCGTCGCATCGGCCTGCGCGAGGAATTGCGTGTAGCCGTGCTGCGGATCGGTGAACATCTTGTCGAGTTGGCTGAGTCCGTTCTTTTGCATCTCGTTGGAGAACGTCGCCTGACGTGCGAGCGCAGAGCGGAAGTTTTCTTGTGATTGCTTGTACTGCTCCACTGGCGTAACTTGGCCCATTTGCGCCGTCCGCGTTCGCGCTTCTGCCGCCAGTGCGCCCGCCTCTTCGCGCTTTTGCGTTGCTTCCCCAGTTTGCGCGGTTTTCAATCCCTCTTCGACAAGCGCGGAGTGAACTTTGTTCTGGCCGATGTATTGCTGAAGCTCATCGTCGCCCATGTACTGATCGTCTGGGATCTGCTGGATGTGTTGGAGTAAATTCTGACGCACCAGCGGGTGAATGCCCGGAGTCGAAGTAATCCATGTAGTCGCGTTCTGCTTCGCTTGTTGCTGCGCCGCGAGTTTGTCTTTCGCAGGGGCATCGTCTACGGCCTGAAGCTGGTCGCCAATGTGATCGGCGAGCGCCTGCTGGACCTTTAGCTGTTCACTGCCAAGTTTCGCGTATGCCTCGCCAGTCATGGCCAAGCCTCGTGCTACGGTATCGTAAGATGCTGGTCCTACCCCAGCTCTCCGGCCCCTGATCAACAATTGCTCCGGCGTCCCGTCAAAATTAGGGTCAGCCATGATGCTTCGCCACTTCATATCGTCTTGCGAGAGGAGCGTTGATTGCTGCAGGGCAAGCGCCTGCCTTTGATTCTCC